AAATCAATAGCATGCATAATCATACTAAATTGGGAACTATGTTCCTTCTTATTATAAGTTTTCTCTAGAAGTGTGAATTCTTTTTCTGTAATCTCCATGTTCATACATTTTAAAAAGCCTTGTGTGACTAAAAATGCATACATTTTAACTATTTTATCAGCCAACGGTGAATTGATTGCAGAAGATGTTTGATCAAACATCCCGCGAACAAAGGCCACATTTTCAGCAAATGAGGCTTGTAAATTATTGTCCGGTGGGAAGAAGTGATCAAAAATTTCAGCAATCAAAACCTTACCAGTTACCAATTTGTAAGCTAAACGTGTCAACATACAATAATCATTGAAATCTTCACACTTACGGTACCATACCAAAAGTTGGAGCATATTCTCGATACCTCCAGCCAACTGATTTTCTTTGAACCACTGTGTGATAACACTTTGATTCTTATTCAAATATGTATTCCAAATTCGTATAATCTGATTCATACCCTTTTGATAAGCACTATTATCTTCATCGCTTTGCAAGGCTAGTAATGTCGATAATCTATCTTGATTGGTAATATCCACCTTAATGGATAATGGTTTTGAATCAGCTATAACCATGTTCTCACACTCTTGAATGATTTTATAAGTTGGTAATAAAATATTATTTGCGCCTCCCAGCATACCTGGGAACGAAACACGAATAAAATCATATTGATGGATATTGTAATCTTTGAGTAGTCTTCCCCTCAGGAGGGGTTTCATACCAAAAAATATGTAAAATCGCGTTGTTTGTGAGTTCCACAAATCCTTTGTGTATAATACATCTTGGATCTGTGAATATAATTCATCGGTTGTATTTTCACATAGACAAATAGGGTATACCTTACCCAATATACTTACTCGTAATATTGTAGTAATTTTCCCTATGTCCGTATCATCATCGACGATTGATCCAACGAATTCTTGTATTAAATTCATTGTATCAATGTCCTTTGGGAGCATAATGTGCTCAGCATTTTCATTCGCATTAAAAGTCTTCTTGTTCGTCTTCGTATGGGTGTCGTCTAAAAAGTATTTTTTATCGTTTTTAAATGTTTTAAAGGGTGAGCGATAATTTCCAAGCTTGTCCATGTGGATTCACCGGATTCATCAATCTTTCAGTGTGGAGCTACTCCTATGAATTCTCCATTGACGTATTTGTCAGTGTGTGCGCAACTAGCCAATACACACTCAAGTCGCATATATTTCATATTCCGTGTTAGAACTAGGCTAACCATGCAGACGACACCCCTATCGTCCAGCACTTCTGTTACTCGTAATGTCACAGAGTTTCTGAATATAATGTTGACTACCATCTCAATTGACGTAGTGTTTCTACACTCAATAGCAATATACCGGACATGGAGCCATTTCGGGAAGGTTTCACCCCGCCTTATTCAGGTCCAAAAGCATATTGTCTTATACATTTTATATTTCTGACGAAAGTATTAATAAAACGTCTTTGGGTGGTTACATGTAAGGGATCGCAAAAAACCTTACACGTAACCAAATTATAAAAATTTTGCGAAGGCAAAATTAGTAAAAACTTTCACACAGTTAAAAACCATGCAGTTGACGCTTTCATGTAGTCTACAACTTAACTACTGCGGAGTGTTATTTGTGCATTGGAGTGACTTTCTCCAATAAATAATCGCGAAAGCGAGTATAAAAGTGGGATCGTTTTTACTTATAAACGATTAAAACGCGTGTTTGTTCAAATAAGACAAA